CGCGCCACCGGGTACTGGTTCTTCCCAGTAAGTCTCTGTGTATGCCGGTGCATTGGTAGCGGGTTGTCCAGGATGATCAACAGATACCTCGTCCAAATCATATATTGTCATTCCTGGAGCAACTGCCAACGGGATGCCCTTGTATTCCCCGTCTGCTTTCACTCGACTAGCATCTTTGCCAACGTATGTGTAATGAGTCTGGACTGCCGCGCCGCCTCTCGCTAAACGAGAAGAATCGGGTTCTTTAAGTCTATTCTTACCAGTGCCACTTTCAGTGTTGTCTTGTCTAGGATATGATCCGTGTATTGCATCAGCTTCTTCCGCACTTCTTGGATCATAAAATCCAGTGGATGTTCTATCAAACTCGATGACATTTCCATTAGCATCTTCGGGCAATACTGACATGCAACCCCAACTACCCATGATGATAGGAATCTGTGCATCGTTTCCATCAGCAAAGAATCCTATTACTGTACTTCCCTCAACAAGTCCAGTGGGTGATGTTCCGACACCAGATATGGCAGCCGATGTGACTGGCTGCATTGGAATAGCCCAAGGCAAATCGCTAGTGGGTAATACTGCTTTATCTCTTGTGTGATAACCAAAGATACGAACTTTGTATCTGCCCAACTTATCTGGGTCCGATCTATTCTCAATGACACCTTGCCACCACACAAATGCTGGATACATACTATTCATCATTCTTCTCCAAACGAATCACGGACAATCTCTAAGGTCATCGTATGTTTATCTTGTGTTATATTATGTACAATGCCCGCAATTGCATAGATGCCGGATATCTTAGGATCGAAAAGCTCTTCCCTTGGCATGCCTTTTGTTTTGTCACCAACACTGGGATAATTAAACTTAATTAATTTTCCTACTTCTACATCAGTCTTTCCGGGAACTTCTATTTTAAGACTTAATCGCTTAATCTCAGCGACCGCAGTATTTCGATAAGTCAATCTCTCAAAGTGATTTATATCGTATCCAAAATCAGAATCTTCATAGAGATTAGAACTAGCTATCTTTACTGTTGTTACTGCCGCAGGTGAGAATATTGGGTTAGTACTTGTAGGTCTTTCGTCTGCAAGGTGTGCAAAGTCATTGTAACTCTTATTAATTTTGCCGCGAGAATTACCAGCCAGATTGTCAGTGTAGTCAAATACCATTTGATAGTTCAGCCTGTTAATCATGTCAATACCAATAGTAGTACTTCCATAATAACCAGAGACTTGATTATGCAACTCATTGAAATAATTTTTCATGTCCACTCTGGAAGCGGTGCAATACTTCTGTGAAATAAACGGACTTGTGTAATTATATGATCCAGAAGTAGTTCTTTCGGTATCATTCATGAAAGGGATATCACCAACAGGGACATAAGAATACTCATCGTATAACATAGCACTTTCTTTATACTTTAAGATTAATTCCATGAAACTGCCCATAACAAACTTAGTTCTAGTTTCAAAGAAGAGTCCGTTTGGCATAATAGATTTGCCATTGTAGTCACCCGGTTCACTATTTTTTGAGATGAAATCCATTGTCTCAAATGCTGACCAGTTATTTGCATTGAACGAGAAGTTGTTTGTCTTATGAGGTGTACCCAATATAGTTAGCGTTGATGGTTCACTAAAACCACCATCTGTGTCTCTATATCTAGGCTCTGCAATAGTATCATTGAATACTTGTGCCGCAATTGCTTCAGTAGAACCAGTTAATCGTTTAGAGAATCTAGTAGACAAATCTTTCATGCCTTCAAGTGATATTAGATTCAATATGAAATATTGTTTTCTGTCATCCTCTATCAGTCTGTCTGATATAGAGAACACACTAAACGTCTTGTGAATTGCGTCATCATCATTCAGAAAGGGAGAACGCACTTTCAACGTAACCGTATTTGTGCCGTCTAGATCCAATTTACCTATGATGTTGGTAGAGTCTTTGATAGCAAGTTCCACAAACAAACAATGTTGTCCTATATTCTCATATATCTTTATATGTTGAACAAAAGGTCTTAAATCGACAGTTGCGCGACCAGCTAAAGTCAGGAACAATTCATCCCATACGACTGCACCAACAGTTTCTATATTATCAGTTGACATAATTTATTTCTTTTGAATCAGTTGTTTGAATTGACCAATAAATTCCGCAACATATTCTGGTTTAAGCAAAACTATTTCTCTCTTATCTTCGTTGATAGTCAACTCATGATCGTAGTTAGTAACAGCATGAATAGTACCAGCGTTAAACAGTGCTTCATCATAGTCAACACATATATTATCTTCACCCACAAACTGATAGTGATGTATCTGATTAAGTCCATTATCGCCGTATTTGTCTTTTACTGTTTCAATTAGATCATGCCCAGATAGCGGCCAGTCATGATAGATGTCTAATATATTATTTGCCAACAAGATGATCCAATGATACTGAGGATTATTATACAATCTCTGTGCAATATGCTCAGGCTTTTCTCCATCAGTTATTGTATAAGTATCTAAGAATAGCTGATTCTCAAGAAACTTATTCTTTCCTACTCGTCGGAAGATGTCAGGATAACGAATATACTGTCCATCTATTTGAATTTGTATTTCTGGAAACATTGAAAACATCATTTTTAATTACCCCTTGACATTGGCATCATCTTCACCTTTCTTATCCGCTTCACCTTTCTTGCCTTCATCCTCTTCAATGACTCGATTGTCTGCCTCAATGGCTTCCTCAGTCAGAAAATGCTCGGCTGTCAAAACTTCCAATTCTTTAAACTGTAAGGTCATCGTAATCTCTGATGGTGCACCTTCAGTCCCTTGAATAGCAGTGAACGCGCCACCCGCACCAAAATCAACTGTCATATCAACCAATGCACAATCAGCTATTTTTGTCAGCCACTTGTTGTCTTTACCTGCATATTGATATGTTATGTTAAACTCAGATGGATACTGAAGGAAGAATTTATCTGATCTTTCGGGATGCATGTTCATTCTAAATTCGTTTATAATATCGTAGGCTGCATTTAATTCTGCTTGACTCTTTGGCGCAAACTTGAAAGAATATTGAAAACTCCTAAAGTTCATACCCTTGAATAATGCCGCTTTGTTTGGATTAGGAACCTTACCTGAACCCAGTTCCATTATGTCCTGTAGTCTAAAATCGAAACCGGCAGCCGCAGTTATATTGGTCATACCAGCAAGGGTTCTAATTGCTCTGTCTCGTGCTGGACCTTCTGCGGTGGCTGCGGATTTGATATCGTCAACGACTGAACTCGATTTTTCTGCAAATGCCGCCGCCAAGCCCATATCAATTTCAGACCAATTAGCACCGTATTGCTCTCTAGGTGACGCAGGAATATATAGTCGAATAACTTTACCAGTCCTTACTCGCCTATTTGTTATGGTCGAGGCATCAGCTACTGCCCTTAAACCTTCTTCGATATCATCTGCGGAAGTACCAGTGAATGCGGCGATAACACCGGCACCGATGGCGGTGGCTGCGGCCTTGATAGGATTAGATACAGCTGAGGCGAGTGCACCCGCGGCGGCGGCAACAGCACCGGACTGCAAAATAGCATTCGCACCACCATCTTCAAAACTGACTCTATTCTCAGAGCCTTCAACAACCGTAGTAGTACCTCTAGCACCAGCAGACGCACCTTGTCTACTTAGCTCCCGTGATATGATACTGAACTGTACAGAATGTAATTGTTCTTGCAGTACTGGTGCTGAATCGGCGCCTCTGGCTTTACCCACATTTAATGGATATGCCATTATTAGACTTGTCATTGAATCATCTCCCTAGAATCTCTGTGTACTTTTGCCGCGGATGCTTTTTGAAAATCATCAATGGGTAAGAATATAGCCGCTTTCCAGTCTTGTGGATTAACTTTCAAGAATCTAGACTGCATTTGATTTGATAGATATCTTTTTGTACACGCTTTAACTTCTGGAAATCTAGAAGCATTCTTTAGCATGTCCCAATTATATAGCATTTTAGAATCCGGTGATAGTGTTTTATCGTTTGCTGTTTCAATTAATTTACCCAACAATTGTGCCCGTAAGCCATAAGATAGATAGTGTAAGTTCATTCCCACAAACCCACCAACTGCTGGTTCTATAGGAAGACACAATGGAAATCTATCATAGTATGGCAAGGTGTCTCTGTGCTTTGGATTATATGCAAAGAGATACATCTGTCCAAAATCTACCTTATTGACAAACTTTCCTATGTCAGAATCCTTAGACACCGCGGACTGAAAAGAATTAATTCCTTTGGCTACCACCGCCACTTGCTTCATGTACCAGTCGAAACTCTTCTTCTGATTGTTTGAATTGGCTCTTATTTGCTGAAATGGATTACTCATATACTTATTTATAAGAGATGCCTAACTCTTTCTCCGTTATTATCTTAAATTCTAGGTTTCTATCAGCACAAAACTCTCGGGCAGATTTCCATTTTGCTTCATTGACTGCAAACTGTGCAACTTCATTCAGGAATCTCTTTGTCTTTCTCTTAGGAATAGCAGGCGCCCTAGTGAATCTGTCTGGCTTGACTTCAATTAAATACTGCTTTCCATTGACCTTAATGTAGAAGTCTATGAAATATCTGTGTACCTTATTATCCATTGGAGAGCGATATGGTACAACTACCTCTTCAGAGTTCCACTCAGTAACATCAGAATTCTTATCACACCAATTCATAAACTTGACCTCATACCCAGACCGATATACGATTGAAGTTACATCTCCCCTATATTTTTCAGGGTTTTTAGGATTAAATCGTCCTCGGTGGAGGTTTTTTGTGTAGGTCATATAAATACTCTTATAAGCAGTTCAACAGTTATTTATAGCGAGAGTAAACGATGCCTGAAACAAGCGATCCAATCATAGAAGAAAAAGAGAAGAAAAGGAAAAAGCCTGTATTCAGTCTCAATGACATGGTAACACATGTAAGACGGAATGACTTGGCAAGGGCTAATAGATTCGC